AAACACCAAGACTTACCAGCAATATCTGGCAGACAAGGACAGCCCTGGCGTGCCGCCCGTTAGCACCTGGTACAACAAGGAGCCGTGGTGAATCACTTTGACGCCCACAAACTGTTAGACCAGGTGCGCGATGGACACAATCACACCTTTGATGACATTACCAAAGCACTTGGCCTGGTTGGAGACATTGACCCAGACCTATGCACAGATGGCGTTAGCTGGTGGCGACCAGGCCCAGAAGCAGGGCAGACGGGATTACCTAGTGGCACGGTTTGTCGCACTGGAACAGGATTTTCCCGGCATCACGGCGATGATTCATACAAAAATTAAGGCAATGAAATGATGCAAATTTGTTTTGAAGTGCCAGGCCAACCCCGAGGGAAGGGCAGACCACGTTTTGCCAGACGGGGTAATTTTGTCAAAACTTACACCGATGCAGCCACCGCCAGCTACGAAGATCAAATCAGGTTTTACGCTTTGCAAGCAATGGGCAGCAGTGAACCGCTAAAAACGGCGCTAGAGGCTTTTATTTACGTGAGGCTACCAGTGCCACAGTCCTACTCTAAAAAGCGCACTGAGGCCTGTTTAAGTGGCTTGGAGAGGCCATGCAAGAAACCAGACTTGGACAACATCATAAAAGCCATGATGGACGGCATGAATGAAATTGTCTACGATGACGATGTGCAAGTAATCAGTATTCAAGCAACAAAACGCTATGCAATAAATGCTGGTGTAGATATTTTAATAAAGGAAACAGAATGATTGAACGTAAATTAGACGCGCTTGGTAATTCACCATATTATGTATGCACGCTTTGTAATTGGGCATATTCCGGATTGCATGAAGCAAATAAACATGGTTTGAGTTGTGGGTATAAAGAGCCGCAACAGCCAGCATTTCAAAGCATTTCCAGAAAACCACAGGTAGAAAAGAAATGAAAATAGCAGTATGGGAACCTGTCCAAGCCCACCGGGAAATGATGACGGTTATCTGGCCCACGCTCAAGTCAATGCTGATGGCTGGGCACAAAATGACGATTGAGATCAAGCAAAGCAGGCGCAGCACCGAGCAGAACGCTATGTTTCACAGTCTGATCGGCAAAATCAGCACAGCAATGGCGGCGGCAGGCAGCACTTGGACAGCAGACGATTGGAAACGATTGTTAGTCGATCAGTGGGCGCATGACACAGACAAGAAGATCGGCAAAGTATGCCCGAGCCTAGATGGTGAGAGAATCGTCCAGCTTGGCCTGCAAAGCCACAAATTTACTACGGGCGAAAGCAGCGAGTTTATAGAATTCTTGTACGCCTGGGCAGCGCAAAAAGGCATTGATGTATCCTAAACACCAGTATGTCAGAGACAAAGCCTTGTTAAAACGGGTTGCCCTGCTAAACTGCCAGCATTGCGGTAGCGGAGAAATGGTGCAAGCAGCACATACAAACTGGGGCGGCGGCAAAGGCAGGGGCGTGAAATCTGACGACAACTTGGTGGCAGCACTATGCCAAACGTGCCATTATGAGATCGATCAAGGCGCAAAGTTAAGCAAACAGGAACGACAAACCATGTGGCAAGCTGCCCACGAAAAGACAATAAAGGCGCTAAATGATTGAGATACAGTACAAAGCGACAGAGGATTTGATACCCTACGCACGCAACAGCCGCACGCACAGCGCCGAGCAAGTGGCACAAATAGCCGCCAGCATACGGGAATTTGGCTGGACAAACCCTATATTGATAGACGGCGAAAACGGCATTATTGCCGGGCATGGCAGAGTATTGGCAGCGCATAAGCTAGGCGAAACCCAGGTGCCGACAATTGAACTTAGTCACATGAGCGACACTCAAAAACGGGCATACATCATTGCTGACAACAAGCTGGCGTTAAATGCAGGATGGGATAGTGAGATGCTGGCGCTGGAAATTGAAGATTTGCGAGATGCAGGATTTGATTTAGATATATTGGCTTTTGACCCTTCAGAATTGCAAAATTCTGCTGTTGATTATTCTGTGCTAGATGATGATGATGTTGAAGATCAACTAAACGAAATGGCAAACGGTGTGCGGAAAGCAATACAAATTGAATTCGAACCAGAGCATTATGAAGAAGCGCAAGAATTGGTAAAATTTTGGCGAGATAATAAATCTTATGTTGGCATGATGGTTATAAATCATTTACGAAATGAAAAAAACAAATTGTGAAAGTTTTCACGTTTTTTTACAATCGTTATGAAACTGCCACCACAAGCAAAGCATTAAATGAAAACGGCATAGCACACAATGTTTTAATACATAATGCTGATGATTTGCAAAAGTTCGTGAAAGGCGGCACGATACACGGCAAAGTTACAGTGACTAACAATAATAAAGGTTTAGCCTACCAACGCAACACAGCGTTAGATATGATAGAAACCGGTGAATGGGCGGTGTTCATGTGTGATGATTTTCAAAAAATTAAAGCATATTCAAAAGAATTTATATTAAGCAAAACTCAATCAATAGATATTAATCACCAAAACCAAAACAAATACAGATTAAAAAATAAAATTACATTAAAAGAAATGTTTAATTGGTTTCCAAAATTAATTGAACTTGCTGAACAAAATAATATCCACTTGATTGGTTTCGGTTTGCATGACAACCCAATGAACTTGCGTAAAAAATTTACGACAAAAGGTTTAGCAGACGGGCGTTTTTGGCTTGTGCGTAAAGCGCAATACAAATTCGATATAAACGCTCAATTAATTGACGATGTAGCTTGGACAGCCGAAAACTTGGTGCGACATAAAAACGTGCTGATTTTGAATTGGTGCGTCCCTTATTTTGAGCGATATACCGCTGGCGGTTTTGGCAGCACAACAGAGCGCAAAGCACTTCGCATAAAAGAATGCGCGTATTTGGCAAACAAATTTAACCCTTTGGTAAAGATAGCAGAGAAGCCTGGTTGGGATTACGGCACACATATCCGGATATACGGGTCAGATGGCAACATCGCAGCAATCAGGCAAAAAAGAGGCCTTTTATGAAAATTGTGGAACTGGCGCAACAAACGCACACAATCAAAATTGGCGATGTTTGCGGGGACATAGAACCAAACATCATTGAGGACACACTTTTTACCGCCAATGGTATGCCCGTGGGCTTTTACATCAAAGAGTTAACAGGCCGTATTAAGCAGCTTGCTGAGGTTGCTAACGCAGAATTGTTAAGCGACAGAGTGCCCAAAAGCGAAATGAGGCGATCAAGCGGGATGTTGAATAAAGAGTTTGAGGTAAAACAATACAGTACGATCTTAGGTAGTTGTCCACCTAAACCTCACATGAAACGCCCGTATCCAGCTATATCAAGCGTGCATCAAGTGAAATCTGCTCAAACATTTATTAAAGCAATGTTGCTATTATGCAAAGAAGCTGAAAATTTGATTGTAGAAATTGTCCCAGAAATTTATCACAATCAAAAAAAAATCATTACAGAAAAAGTACCGCCACAATTTAGATTTGGCGAATTGTTTACGTCAAGTATTAGCAATTTTAATATACCGGCACCTTTTCACAGAGATGCAGGCAATTTAGAAGGATGTGTAAACGTCATTATTGCTAAGAAACACAACGCAAGAGGCGGGAATACAACCGTACCAGATTACGGGGCAACAGTAGACAGCCGGGACAACTCAATGCTGGTGTATCCTGCTTGGCGCAATGTGCATGGTGTGACACCCATACGCCCAACAGCAGAAGGCGGCTACCGCAACAGCTTAGTTTTTTACCCTCTTAAAGCGTTTAACAATTATTGGGAAGTCAGTGCCAACTTACCCAACCAACAGTAAGTGTGGCGAACTAGGCTGCAAAGAACCAAGAAGCAAGCTAAACAGCTTTTGCATCAAGCACGGCGGCAAAGACAACTTAGACGCTAGACAGACTGACAGCATCTACCAAACACCAGCCTGGCGCAGCATCAGACGCAGACAGCTATCCATACAGCCCTTATGCCAAGCCTGCCTATCTAGAGGGCGAATAGAGGCCGCACAGCACGTAGATCACGTATTCCCTTGGAAGCATATAGGCCAACACGCTTTCCTGCACAACATCTTCCAAAGCCTATGCCATGCAGATCACAGCTACAAGACAGGCCAAGAGCGTAAGGGTAACTACCTACACTGGACAATGGAAGGCGAGAAGGCATACACGCAGGACGACTACAGCTATACGGTGTTAAATGCACAAAGGAACTGAACATCAGCCAAAAGGCGCATCTGTTGTTTATTGGATACATAAGCCACAGCACACAGATATAACCAAAGAAGGTTATGTTGGTATCACGCACAACATGGCTATGCGTAGATGGGCAGATCACAAAAGCGCATCCCGCAAAAACCCAGATAATCATTGCGTCATTGTCAATAAAGCCATTCGTAAACACGTTAACCTAATCTATGAGGTAGTTCTAGTAGCCGATACCCGTGAATACTGTGAACGCATAGAAGAATTGTTAAGACCTACTAACCATATAGGTTGGAACATTTCCCGCGGTGGTATGCCTGTTGATCCCATAATGGGAGGTATAGCCACTAAAGAACGATGGATCAAATTTTGGATAGATAATTCAATTGAAGCGGCTAATCGATGGTGGAAAAATGAATGTAATTTGCTTAAAAAACAAACAACAGTACAACGAATAGCACAACGTCAAGCAAACAAACACGTTCCATTTACATTAGATAGAAAACATGACTCACGCAACAAATCTGGTTATACCGGCGTAAGTTGGTTTCCAAAACTTAGTAGATGGAGATCACAAATAGGCGTGATTCCAATAGTAATTAGCATTGGTTACTTTGAATCACAAGAACAAGCGCATTTAGCCTATTTAAAAGCAAATGCAATTAGATTGATGTGGCGGCAAGGACGTATCACCAAGGAAGATGCACTCAATCAAATCAAAAGTCTCCAAACGGGGAAATTAAGTTAGAAACATAAAAGTGTGGCTTTTACGCCAAAG